GTAATATTTGTTCCTGTGTAGTATCCTATATTTGATGTGGTATTAACATCAATAGACTCTTCTCCAATATTCTTGATAAGCAATATTTGTGTTGGGGAAATATCTGGACATAATCTGCATATGCTATAGTCAATGAAACTCATAAAACTATTGTTTAATTTATTTATATTTCTCGTAAAATTTAAAAATTGTTCATTCATTTTATTTATCCTCATATATTTGAATTGTTGTGATAGCTGTTTTGTATATCATTTGAAGGGTGGTAGTTTTAAGTCTCTTCAATAATATTGTGTAATCATCAGATCCAATAATCGTTCCTACTATCCTCATTCCCCCCAGAAGGAATATTTGAACCGTATCCTGCTTGTTAATAAAATTATCTATAAATATTTGTTCACTGTGCTCTGTATCGTAAATTTCTTTATCGGCATTGTTATTCATAGTTCTTTTCTCCTTATTTTTAGGCATAGTTCGTCTATCCTTGCCATTCCAAATGGTCATAGTTGTTTCTCCGTTTATCTTGTAAACTTTATTTCTTTTTAGGTAAAGGCTTTACCTGACATGTCTCACAGCCTTTGCAAGCCTCACATACTTCACAAGCTCCTTGGCAATCTGAAATCCTTGGGTCCCAGGGCGAGTTGCCAGGTGTAACGCATCTTGGGTCCCAAGGACTACACATGCTTGCTGTACACCCTGTTAAGCCCACTAATGCGACCATTGCTAATGCTAGTTTCATTTTATCCCTCCTCGTTAAATAATTTATCCATATGAATCTTCCTAAGCCAACTGGTGGCCTGTTCACAGGTAAAGCCATTTTTCATAAGGCTTTGTACTGTAACCTCTTCATTGTCATAGGAAGTATTCAAAAGCTCCTTATGAATCTTTTTGTTCTTTAAAATAGAATGTTCCTGGTTTTTTGCCATTCTTAATCTTTTTTCTCTTAACTAATTGGTATGATGCGCCCCTAATGGTATCTAAGGTTACATGTGGTCTTTTTAAATCATAATTCTTGATAATATCAAATATTTCCTTATAATGCAATGTTTTACCTGAGATTTCCAGGGCTTGAATGATAGCCTTAGTGTTTGATATTCCTTCAGCCACGATAGAATTTGTCTTTGACAATTCATTTATTTGCATTTGTAGACTTTTAATTTCATCAAAATACAAATCAATTCTTTTTTTTAAACTTTCGATTTCCCACTCTAATTCTCTTTCTAATACGTCTACTCTTGTTTTTTGATGTTTATGTTCTTCTGCAAGTTCGGCTATAATTTTGTCTTTTCCTTCTGATATCTCAAGCAGTAACTTTATAACTTTTTCATCTACTAATTTTTTTCCAAAGAATCCCATTTTATTTTCTCCTTTTTCTAGATAATTTAACAATATTATTCATTAGAGAAACATTCCCAGCTGCTGGCCTTCTCTGTTTCCTTTTCTTGTTTTTCATAACTATTATTAAAATTGTTAAAACAATAGTTACTATGGATGCGTAATGCATCTTATGACAGCTCTTTGAAAAGCATATCGACGTTGCCAAGGTTAATAATTGTAGACTTATTATATTTATAATCATTCCTAATTATGTAATCTAATGCTGGAAGGTCGCCTATCTTGAGCTTTCCAAACTCTGCCGTACTCTTGAGGCCGATGATCTCTCCATTAGTTAAGTCCATTTTGATGCATTCGTTCTCTTTGAACGTCTCCTCTATGTTTTTCCTTTGTTCGAAGAGAATCTTTACCACTTCGTCCCTTTCTATTTTATCCCTTCCCTTTATATTGGGAACCTCTAAAATCTTTAGTTCATCGTTTATCATTTATTTTTTCCTTTCCAAGATGATTTTTCTAACTTCTCTATTTTCTTTCGCATATCAAAAATGATATCGTCTTGAGTCTTGATTTCGTTTTCCAGAATTTCAATTTTCTCTTTTAAATCAGTTAATTGTATTGTATTCTTACAAAGCACTTTTTCAAACGTTTCTTGTCTTTCAACTAGTTTTCCTGAGATATACAACATTTTTTCAATACCAAATATTTTTTTAATAAATCCCATTTTATTTTCTCCTAAATAATTCTATTTCTCTTTTTCTTCTATTAATCAATCCCTTAACAGGAACTAACTTTCTTTTCTTTTCGCCTGTCTTTGGATCTGTTTCATATTTGCTTATGTTAATCCATCTTTCCCATGGAATAGTAGCAGTCTCAAAATGTCCTAGCTTAATATCACTAAACACAGTTGAATTCAAGAAAGCTGTTTGTCCAATGTTAAACATAAATACAATCAAAGCATCAAACTGGTTCTGCGTTAACTTAATCGGAATATATCCGTTTAAAACATCTTCTAGAGGTTTAACGTCATCTTGTAATATTAATATACCTGTTCCTTTCGTTATGGTGTTAAACTTCTCGCCAGGCTTTATTTTATGGCCATAGCCGATTGTAGGATGACCTCCTAGGTCAGGAGTGGGTTTCTCAATAAACCCCTCCATGTCCATTAATATCTGTTCCCCTTGGTTAGAAAACTTCATCTATCAATACTTTCCTTCATTTCCAAAAGTTTCCTTTTGTGTTTCTCCTGTGCGGTATCAATCATATAAAAAGACACAGCAAGAAATGCAATAAACCCAAGAACATATAATATTGTTTTAATAATCAAAATGGCACCTCATCGTTTAATGGTTGGTTAGAAACTGTTTGTTCTTGTGGTATGGAAATCCCTCCGTACTGTACGGTTGTTGGAGAATTCTGACTTATTGTATCTAATTGAGGAGCTTCCACTAAGACCCTTTTAGTAACATTTTCATATATTCTGTCAGTTTTTTCACAAAAGTTGTTTTTGATCGTCAGAATATATTTTTTATTTAACAATTCTTGGTCAGTAATTTTTTCTCCAGTTTTCCTGCCAGATAATTGTTTACAGAATATCCCGAATTGTATGATAGCCCTTTTCTTTTTTTCAGGATCATATGAACCAATGTAGAATCTATCATATCTTATTGTCCCACCATCAATTTCTTCGCCAATTTTAACATAAGTTCCGTGCTTATCAATTTCTTCTACCATGGTTTTAAGAACGGCTAAGTACTCACCATCTTTTAGGGTTTCTCGTTCAGTTTCTGGTATTTCAAAGTTTAACGTCATTTTAATTTCCTTTCTGTTCGTTTATAATTTTCATTGCTTCTTTATACTTTTCTAATGGTAATTCATTAATATTATTTACATTTGCCCATTTCATTATCCCTTCTATTTTCTCTTTGTTGTTGTTGCATGCCTTCAATAAACTATCAATTTCATGGCCTGTCAGCTTACCGGTAGAGTTTGTAACATTTGCGTCTGTGTCCTCTTGTGCGCAAATTCCTAATAATGCTGTAAGGGCATATCTCCTTGCGTAGGTTATAATAATGCCTGTTGCTTGGGCAGCGTTCGTACTTTTTAAACGTTCTGTTGAATTAATGCTATCCATTTCGTACTCACTGCTTAGCCATTCCCCTGACTTGTGCATGAGTATAGTTTCGATACGGATTTTCCCATCTTGGGCTATTCCTGGAAACTGAGTTATAGCCAATTCGTACTTGGCAAGTAATGGCCTAGCAATCCCTAGGATTTGCGGAAGATCTGCATATCTAGCCGTATGTGCTGCTTTGTTTTTAATTGGGTCTTGGATCTCTCCTAGCAATTTTGAGAATGCTTGAGCTAATGCACCTATTGTTTCTGACTTATTCAACTTCAACTCCTATAAATTTTCCGTCTTTATCTCTATTTAATTTAATTTTCTTCACTTTTTGTTTTGGTAACGGCTTGAACATCAACTTACCATCACTCAAAACCCAATTAAGGTCTCTGTCTATTTCTTTTTGTCTATCTTCTTCTTCCCATCTATCAAGCAACTTATAAGGAAATACGTTCAACCTAACCTCAGTCTAATCCATTAAGAAAATCAATAGCCCTCTGGTAGCCTCTGTTGAGGATTTCAGATACCATATTGTTTCGCTTTTCTTCGTTACAATAATATGCCGTCATCATTTTGCCGCATTGGACGGCTAAAAACTCTTTGTGGACAAAAATCTTTTTACTTGTATCAAGCACCGTATCCTCAAGTATGTCTTTAAAATGCTGTCTTTCTACGTCCCTGATTGTCATATCTTGTTTTTCATAAAGTTCAATTGCGTAGTACATATCAAGCCTCATTGTTTATAATTCTTCATTCTATTAGCGTCATATTTAATTTCATTAAAAATGATGTCTATCTTTTTCTTATCTAAACTACTGCAATTTTGCAACAATTTCTTACTAGTCATTTCTTCGTATAGTTTAATGACTTTTTCGTAAATGTTCTGTCCGATTTTGTTCTCTAACGACATATTGTTTATCATCTTTAGTTCCCTTGATCCTACGCTTCATTTTAAAACCATCGCTCTCATAGTTAAAACTTAACACTATTAAATTAAACAGTCAACAATAATATTAAAATATGTTATATTTTTTTAAGTCGTTAATTTTTAAAGGAAATTTAATAAGATATGTTATCATTCATTATGGGGTCATGGAGTAGGATTTATGCTGTTGTTACAGCATTTGGTTTTCTGGTTTATTCTTATCTTATTAGGCGCAATGCATCCTTAAAAATCCAGAATGAACATTTAACTAAAGAAGTTGAAGGAGTAAAAGATAGTGCAAGTAAGATTGTTAAGATTCAGCATGCCCAAAATGAAATTTCAAGCGCTCCTGCTCCTAGTAGGGATGATCTCTATATGCAGTTGCTCACACCAGGAACCAGAAACACCAAACATTAATTCTTTTATAATTCAATCACTCCCAGTGTTTCCCATTCCATCTAAGGAAGCTCTTGAAGAATTGAAGCAAGTTTGTCCAGATAGAAAATGTCTTGTTTGGGGTGATAAGAAGTGCTTAGCGTTTGAAGAGCCAAAGTGCGTTCAATTCCATGATTGGCTTAATAAAATTCTCAATTTAAAGAAACAGTTAGAACTTTATGAACAAAAAAATCTTTTCTCTCCTGCTTCCTAATAGATCAGTCCCATACGGCTCCCTTAAAGAAGAACAGAAGATATGCGTTGAATTCGCCAACCATATGAGGCAATTAACCCTTACTGGCAAGTTTCCCTATATATGGTTTCATATTGCCAATGAATTCCTCCCATCGGCACGTAAGAACTTCTCATTTGATCTGAAGCAAAAGCATATGGGGAAGATATCTGGTGTGTCTGATTATTGCTTTATGAGTCCAAAGGATAGTTTTTTTATAGAATTTAAGACCGTAAAAGGCAAACAAACAGATAACCAGAAGATGTTCGAGGAA